GGCCCAGATGGTCATTAGCTCTTCCTGCCGTCTTGCCGCACATCCAAACGACATGCACCCAACTGCCACTGCACACCAATTTGGTCAGATGACGCTTTGATAGACATCTGCCGACCCCGAACCCGGATGTTTACCTGCCCGGTATACCTTTCAACCGGGACTGTTGTGCTACGCACCACGGGGTATGAGTTATCCCCAGCAACAGACATATCTGACGTTACCGACGCAACGGGGGTGATACCTCGGGTATACCCTGAGCCTGAGTTCTGCAGGGGCAGAAGCGTCAAGTTCATCGTGGGGCTCTCGGCTGTCGAACCTGTGAAATTTACATCAGGCAACACCCGCCATACAAACCCAAAGTTGTACCCATCATCAATGTCAAACTCTGACGAAGTGATGTATGCCTCAATCGGAAGCGTGGTCGTTGTGGCGTTGTCGTCTAGGCCGGTCTCGTGATAAAGCAGGCGGTTGTTGTAGTCCGCTGCCATCGGTACGGTGCTAGAAACGCTTGTATCAATCCATGCCGTGCGTCCCAGATTCCCGTAGTACCAAGCCTTCTCCACGTAGTTGTAGATGGCGTAACGGTCTATTGTGGTGCTGTTTGAAGAGCAGTAGAACCACCAGATCTCATTGAACTGCTCGTTAGTGCCAGCGAAAACTTGTTGGGATTGGTTGAAGTTGAAGTCGCTAAAAATGAACTGACGCAAGTCACAAACAAGGTTTTGGACCCGGCCATCGTACATATAGAACTTCTCGTTACCCATCCAGTAGGTAACTCCGGAAGCAGTCGCCCAAGCGCGGTCACTGACAATTGAGATGTTGTCAGACAAAAGTTGTGAGCCCCAAACCACCGGGGCACCAAGGTACTGCAACGAGTACAGCGCCGTATCTGTCCAGACCAAGATTTCCTGGCGTACCTGGGCAACAGCTTCAATTGCAGACCCGTGAGACACCCGTAGACTGCCCGCTTGGTTAGTGGCCGCAGGCGTCCAGTTGACAGCACTTTCCTGATCCGACCAACGGATCAGCATGGGATCTTGTGTTGCAGAACCGTAGTCGTTGCATCCAAACGCCAAAACAATCCGGGAAGCATCGGACACCATCAACAAGTGTTGCACCGTTGGAACGTCTGATGCGCCGGTTAGGGAAGTGAGCGCGACCCCTCGTGTAGTTACACCCGCCGTGTGATCCCAGTAGTACATTGCCCCATCTTTAGGGCCAAAGATTAGGTCTTCACCGAAGTTGTAGTGGTTCCAGATGCGGATATTTGTAAGCGCTGCGCCAGTTGTGCCAACACCCCAACCACCAAGACCCCACCCGCCAGCACCCCATCCTGTCAATGGAACTTGAGTGGCGTCCCCAACATTTACTTGGTAAGCAGCAACAACTGCCGCACCACCATAAGAACCTGCAGCAATTGACGAACCCGTAGTGATTGTGTACGTATCAACGGTAAGAACCGTGATCTGGAACTCGGCGTTGAACGTGGAAGCGTAAGTACCTGTGGCCCCACTAAACGTGACGTAATCCCCAGTGACACCTCCATGCGCAACATCAGTAACTGTTACTGTGGTTGTTCCGTTGCCCGCAAATGGGTTGCCTGTGCCAGGAGGATTAGGTCCCAGCATTGGACTAACAGTTTTCCTAATAGGCGTGATGTCGTTGTATACACCGCCACCAGCAAGGGCAATGTAGTACTTGAGATTGGTTCCGAGCCCTACATATGAAACGCCCGCCAAGGATGCCCACGCCCAAAGAGATCGGCAAACACCTAAAAATTGACTGTTAATTATCTGCTGCCAACCACCAATTTTTTCAGGCGTGCCTTGGCGAAAGCGTACTTTGTCGCAGGAATACCAGCCATTTTCGTTAAAGTATCTTGTATTTTCTCTGTTAACACCGGTTTTCATTACAATCTTTTTAAGCATTTGGGGCTCCTCGTTTTTTTGCCCAATACGCTTTTTTTGCGGCGCTTATCTTGGCTTTTGTTTCTGCAGAAACATTTGCTTTTGCGGCTTTTAACTTTTCAATGGTTTCTTGCGTATGCTTACGACCAGTCTGTACTTGACGCTGCACCTCGCGTTGAGCTTCAGTAAGCGGCTTACGTTTTGTACCTAACTGTCTAGCAGAAACAGCTTTTCCAAATGCTTCGGGGCGTTTTTTCCCACGAAGCGCTGCACCAATATTTTCTCGCCATTCAATAGAAAACGGGTCACGTTTTGTGCCGAGTTTAGCCAAACTGAGTTTTTTCTTCGTTTCTTCTGATGCAGGTGGTCGATCAGCGTTCCATTTTTTAATAGCTACAATATGTTCTGCAGAAATGGTTTTGCCTTTATGTGTTTGGCTAATTTTTTCCCTGATTTCTGGCGTGTATAGAATAGCGCCAGCAGCATTTAAATTATAGCAAGGCACCCCTTGAGCAAACATTGCTTTAATAAGCGCGATCTCAAAGTCTCTGCAAATTTCGTATGTGTTACGCGTTAAAACTTCTCTTGTAAAGTCTTTAGGACGCTCACGGTATTCTTTGAGTAGGTACTTGGAGGACGCAACGTACCCATCATTCGGTTGACCTTTGTGCATGCCAACGTACAACTTGTGCGTTTTGTGGTCTGTCCAGCAGTAAACAAACGTATCCATGTAGTTACCCCAGCAGCGCCGCCTCAGCGGCCCGACGCTTGACCAGTCCCGGAAGTACTCGACCTCCACCGCGCACCCACTTCATCAACTCGGCCTGTGCGCCGCTTACATCGTCGGCGTTGATTCTCCGGCGCAACGTGCTTCCTGACAAGGCTCCAGTACCACAGTTGAACGCAAAGTCCAGTATGGCTCCTGTAGCTTTTTGTCCCCAGGCTTTGAGGCCAGGGCAAAGTTGAACGACCTTTGGCAAGCAGTGGTTCAGTTCCCACTCTAGTAGCGCCAGCGCTCTCTCACGAGTGATCGCAGGGTCAGCAAGCGTAACACGCGTACCCGATTCGTAGAAGGTCGAGCCAACACCAAGCGTCGGGACATTGGCTGGACAAAGGTATGGCTTGAGGTACATGCCCTCAAAGACGAGACAGAGGTCTCGCGCAACCTGTACAGCCTTATTTTCCACGCTTCCCGAGGCTCCGGTCGGCAAAGAAAAAACCCAACACCGTCCCCGCCAACGTGATGTCCCACTCCTGCATCAGCCAGTTCTGGGAGTTGAGCTTCAGAACCCAGAGAACCAAAGCAATGGTCGCAGCGCTGGGGCGGATGATGCCGTTCCAGATGTCCACGATGGCCCAGCCGGTGGGCTTGAAAGCGTTCTCAATGGCCTTGGTGAAAGCATCGGCTTCCGCCACCGCAACATCTGCCTCGGCTTTGGCCTCTACCGTCTTGATGCCCAGCTCGTTCTGAAGGCGCAGCATCTCTTGGGTGCGCTGGTGTTGCGCTGCGTCAAGGTCAGACTGCAGGCGCAAGCGTTCAATTTCAAATGCGTGGTCTTGGCGTTTGTTATACCAAGCAGAAATTTCGCCCCAAACCATGCGGAATACGGAGCCACCGAGGAATGAGAATAAGGCTTCAATCATACCGCCACCCAATTTTGTTGAGCTTCATCCCACACGTACTGCTTACCATCCTGCGGATAGGGCACAGGCGCTGACCACTGACACGTAGCTTCGTTCAAAACCCATGAAGGAAACGGCTGCGGAGAAATGAACGCATCACGCTGGGCATCGTAAGTAAACCCAATGCCAGCGTAGTTCTTGCGGATGTTTGCGTTGTAGCTCGTCTGCACCCAGTTTGTGCCTGGGAACAATGACTGGCAAAACGCAATACCCTTAGCCTCAGACTCCACGTCGTTGTCCAACAGTTCGTTGTTGTGGACAACAATGACCTGAAGCACTACGTTGTTTTCGTCAAGTTGTGCAAAGTGGGCCATGATTAAAACGTGATTGAGCCAGAGCCAGTAAATTTATAAATAGTGCGCCCTGCGTTAGTTGTAACTGTAGGTGATCCAGTAGTGCTTTTTGCTGCTATTGGAGAGGAAAGAATAACTACACCTGAACCGCCAGCACCAGAATTGAAACCAGATGCGCAACCACCACCACCGCCGCCAGTACTTGATGTTCCATTACCTCCATCAGTACCAACACCTGCTGCGCCTCCACCACCGCTTCCGCCAAGACCATCAGGTCTTCCTCCGCCACCACCAGCATATGTAAGAAGCGTGCCGGTAATTGAAGACGTAGCTCCACTGCCTCCAGTTCCGCCTACACCTGCAGAACTGTTCCCGCCTAAATTACCCTTACCACCACCGCCACCACCAGTGGACGCAACGGCGGTTCCGCCGTTATTGCCTTGCCCTGCGGTGCCACTTCCTTGACTGCCTAAGTTACTAGCGCCGCCGCCGCTTCCACCAACTTTCCCAGGATCTGCGTTTCCACCGCCACCACCACCGCCAGTTGTAGTTACTGTGGTTATGTCAGCACCAGATAAAACACTGTTGTTACCAGAAGTCCCTGAGCCACCGCTTGAATTAGCTGCGCCACCACCCCCAACAGTAACCGTGTAAGTTGTTCCCGTAGTCAATATAAAATTTGACGCCGTTAACATGCCACCTGCACCGCCGCCGCCGCCAAAAATATTACCGCCAGAACCGCCGCCAGCAACATTTACATAATCAACATAAAACGGCCTTGCCGCCGCAGATGACAAATAAATGGTGGCAGAGGCTGCGCCGCGAGTGCCAATTAACGGCATTATGCAAACCTCGTTTGAGCCGCCAACACAGTAAATGTAGCTGCGCCGGTTTTAATTATGGTGTAGGTATAAGCGTCAATACCTGACACATTACCAGATATTGGAGCTACACCACCTTGCCACTTAGGCGTTATCGATGCTCCATCTACTTGAACTGCGCTGTTGTAATACGCAGTAGATCCTTGGGTTACAAGGAAAGCAACCGTCACTGACTCGCCTGTTGCCATTGCGGTGTCAAGGCTTGTTCCGCTTGAGGCTCTAAAATTTACGGTCCAGTTAGCAGAAGCGTTGGTTGTGTAGTACAGAACTGATTGCGTGGTTACATCGTAGTTGATGGTGCCCGTAGCAGCAGTGGCAGAAACAGTTACTGTCTCAAGCGCATTGACCAGCTTTGAACTGATCGTGCTGGCCGAGCCAGTAAACGTCTGCTTGGCCGTAAAAGTTGTCGCCGTGCCTGGGGCCACAAAATCTGTCCCTGCAATGGCAGCAGTAAACGCAGAAGTTCCATTACCTTTCAGTATGCCGGTCAGCGTAGTAGCGCCAGTACCTCCATTGCCCACGGGTAGCGTGCCGGTCACATTAGCCGTGAGGGAGCAATACGTGCTGGACGTTGAGCCCGTACCACCAGAAGTAATTGGCAGCGCAGCACCCAGCGTCAGTGAGCCAAAGTAGTTCAGTGCAGCAACTACGTTCGTGCCGTCGCAACGCAGGAATGCTGTGGAGCCGTTGGGGACTGAGATGCCTGTACCAGAAGCCGTCTTGAGCGTTTGCGCGTAGCCCGTGTTGTTGTACACAACATAGACCTTGCTGACCGCTGGACAGATCACATTTCGAGCCAGCCCAGGGGAGCCCGTCAGGTTCAGCACCATCGCCCGAGCTTCGTCGGTTGCGCCGTTGTTTGAGGACAGCGTGTAGTCTGCTGTCGTCATGGTGATCGTGGCGGTGCCCGCGATAGATGTGTCCACCAGCGCCGTCAGGCCGGTGTTGACCTGGGTGCCCCATGTCCCCGAGTACTCCCCGGTAGCAGGCTGGACTAGCCGAAGACTTGTGGTGTATGAAGCCATGTTTTACCTTACGCGAAGCGAAGAAGCGCCGTGGTGGCTGTAGCAGCAGGAAGCTGCACTCTGAAGTTTGGCCCGGCAAATTTGTCGGCACCGAAGTCCAACACAGCAATCGCTCGGTTAGCTTTGGAGGTGTTATAGATCAGTGCCCCACGGGCCGTGAAGTTCACACCAGTCCAAGCCGGGTTGTCAAACGTGGCGTATGCAGTAGTGCCAGAAAGAAGCACCTGTACGTTTGTGAGTACCACACCACCAGCGGTATAGCCTGTACCAGAGACCTCGCCCGTGGTCGTGTAGACCGTGGTGTCCGCACCAAGAGAAGCGGCGCTCGTATAGAGCGCCATCTTCAGAACGTCGGTATCCAGATCATGGATGCCTAGCCATGACTCCTGTTTGAACGAAGAGCATAGCGTTTGCGCCAAGGCCATTTAGATCACCTGTGTTCGTATCTGCCCACTACGGTAAGCATCCTGCCTATTTTTCCCATCGCCAAGGTTCTTCAGCAGGGTCAGCGACTGCACGTACTGCTTGTCCACCTCGGCCACGATGTCCGGCTCCTGCTTCATGAACCGAGCAGCCTCGACCAGCACCGCGTTAAACAGTACGGAGTCAAAGTTGTCACCCAGCCATGTGTTGGTAGCCGTGACGATGCTCTCGGGGTAGTAGAAGTAGTTCAGTTCAGCAGACAGCAGGGGCGATATTGGGGGCGTGGGGCCGAACAAGAACCGTTGAACCAGCGGCGTGGTGGTGCCGTTCAGGGCGTAGTACTTCGGAGTCCCGGTCACCGCAGGGTCGGGGTAAGACTCACGGATGAAGTTCACATCCTTGTTCAGGAGGAACTCGTAGCTGCCCGTAGCCAGCACCACTGCAAGGCTGTAAGCGGCCAAGAAGTCCGTGGGCGCGTTGACATTCTGCCCCGTCAGAGACAGTGTCGAGGTCTTGCGCAGCGTTGGGAGTTGGACCGCGTTGTAGATGCGCTGCTCTGCCAGCTTCGTCATTGTGGCGAAGTCAGTCGCCGAGAACGTATTCTCGACGTAATCCTCGCAGGCGGTCTTCAACTCGGAGT